GCCATTTGAGCTCCTTACCGAGAGCGGGGCAGCCGGGGAGAGGAGGGGTTGTACCTCTGGGGAGTTGGCTGCCCCGCTCGGTTAGGGAAGGTGACTCTAGGAGTCGCTCCCCGATGTGATGGCGTCAAGTCCTTCGGTGACGCCCTTCCGAGGATCGCTGTCCGACGCAATGACCTCTGCGTCGTACACCTTCTCGGCCAGCTCCTTGTCGCCAGCAGCCAACGCCACGGTGGCGTCTACGTTGAGCTTGTTGTTCACGATGTGCTCAGCGATTTCTGCGGCGTCAGCGGAGCCGACGTCGATGGTTGCGGTTTCCTCACCAGCCGGAGCCGGAGTCATGACGACACGCGTCGCCGCCGCTTCCTCGTCGGTGAATGCTTCCACCATCGGAGGCTGGGCAAGCAACTCGGCCTCTGGGCCGGTGAACGTGCCGTTCTCGATCTGCTCCCGCTCTTCGTCGGAGAAGAAGACGTCCAGCTGCTCACCCCGAGCAATGTCTTCCTTCCGTGGAACGTCGACGACCTCGCCGAATGAGGCATGCCTCTCGGACAGGACCGTCTGCCCCAACACGTCCGTCTCTTCGTAGTAGGTGAAGAGGCGGTATCGGATCATTTTCTCTGCCATGGTCCTTTTGCTTCCTCCCTTCCTACGTAAGTCCCGTGAACTTCAGGACAGCGAACGAGTTGTTGGCAAACATGACCGGGCGTACAGAGGACTGCACCCAGGTCTGCTGCTTGCCATTGGGATCCCTCCAGGTCTCGCTTGACAGCGGCTGCTCGACCCGCATCTCGCCGACCTGTCCCTCAGCCAGCGCGTATGCGACGCCAGCTGCGACACGGTTGGTGACGAAGATGTCGATGTCGAACGAGTCAAGCAAAGCGCCCAGCTTGTCGCCGTAGATGCCCTCAAGATCGAACATCTGTAGCGGGTTGAGCACCCAGAGGTTGTAGTCGATGCCGAGCTCTTCCTGCTCCGCGACCATGTCGGCCTTCGCGAAGTCACGCGCGGGATACGCCGTGAAGTTCGACGGCGTACCGCCAGCGGTGACAACCGATCCCCAGGAGTTCCCGACGACCGAGCGTGAACCGGCAGTGATTGCGGCCTCAAGAACCTCGACACCGCGCTGGTTGATCTTGCGAACGATCGTGTTGCTGAGCTGTCGCATCGCGTTTGAGAACTGCGCGGCGTCGTTCCTGTCGCGAGCCTCATCCGTGATGTGGAACTTACCGCCCCACTTCTCGACCTCAGCAACCTTTGGCGCACGGCGGCTGAAGGCGATCTCTGGGAACTCAGTTCCCGGCTGCACCCTCTGCACGTCACGATCGGCGTACAGATCGATTGCAACCTCGTCGTACACGACCGCACCACCCGTCACCCCACCGGCGGACGTGAAGGCGCGGTCTACGAAGAACCGCTGTACCGTCAAGTCCATGACGATTGGAGTGATGACGCGTGTTGGACTACGTAGTGCTAGATCAACGGTGAACGTGGTACCGCTGATCGTTGGCGGCCCCAACGGGTTTGTAACTGCCCCAGGGAACGGAGCAGCCATAACCGGAGCAGGGACCTGTGGTTCGAACCGCGCTGCGATCTTCTCGCCCCAAGAGCTGAACTGAGACCTGAGTAGTTCCGGGTCTGCCTTGCCCTGGGCTACGAGAACTGCAAGCGTTTCGGGGTCTACGAAGACCCGCTCGCCATGATGTACGTTGAGCAACTTGTCCTCCTTTCCGATTATGTAGCCGTTGGGATTGCCGGGATGGTCGCCAGCTCGACGATGACCTCAAGGTCAGCACCCGCAACGGTTGAGTGTGCGATGCCGACGCAGTACGAACCTGCCGTCGCCCATGGCACGACCCTTCCCGTGGAGTCGACCTTCAGCCTCTGTCCAGCCGTTACTGCTGCCCCCGACATCACCGGAACAAACGTGCCTGCTCCGCGGATGACGGGGATCTTGGTTGCTGGCGTGGTCACCGCACCGTCCCAGCCTGCGACGCCACCTACATCGCCGCCTGCGGCCGGAACACCTACGGCCTGAAGGTTTCCACCCTCAGCCGTAGTAGCCAAGCCTGGGCCTGACTGGTATGTGGTGAGTGGCCCGATGAACCTCTTGCCCACCGCAGGAGTCGTGACGATTGCCACCGTCAGCTTCTGCGTGTACGCTGCTTCCTCGTAAGGAATGCACTCGTTGGTGGGCATGAACTTCAGGCCAGCGAGAAGGGCTCCGAGGTTACGAAACACCCTGAATCCCTCCTCTCCGCAACGAGCCGTCGGTCTGGATGCGACCCGGACGCGCCATGCCAGCAGCGATCATTGCTTCTCGCTCCTTGCGCTTCTGGATCTCGGGGAAGAGGTTCGTGGGATACACGATCTCCTCATGCCCCTCGTTCATCGCACCCATTCCTAGCTCGTCGCCGACAGGGATGAGGCCTGGCTGAAGCTCTGCCAGAGCCTTCTCTGCACCTTCCTTGTCGGCCTTGAGGTACTTCTCCCAGGCCTCTCGCCGAGATGGCGGGAACTTGCCTGCCGCCATGGCAGCGTCGAGTAGGTCGGAAGACTCCTTCTCCTGCAACTTCTCGTGCGCCTTGACGCCGAGGTTGACAGAAGCCAGGAGCGACTCGTACAGCCCTCGGTCCAGCTGAACCAGCGGCTTGCCTGAGTCAGTTGGGTCTGAGGACGTGCCCTTCTTGGCAGCCTCTTCCAGCTCCTCCACGGTGGGAGCCTTTGGAAGATTCTGCGCCAGGATTGGGGTTGCAGGAGCAGGAGGCGTCTCCTTCTCCTCTTCCCCAGCCGCTGGTGCTGGCGTTGGCGTTGGCGCCGCTGCTGTCGCCGGATCTGGCTTGACAGCGAGGCCTCCTACCAGCTCATTGAGGGCTGACTGGATCTGCTCGTCGGATGCATCCTCGGGCAGCCCCAGCCTTTTGATCGCGTCGTTG